CTGCAACAATTCTAACTTTTTCAAAATGTGGAGCCCATTGACGGATTGCCTCAAGAAGCAAAGTACGAACCGCGTTAACTTGCCCTCGTCTATCTAAATCAACTGAGAAGGTCTGCATTTCATAGTGGCCTAAACAGCCCTCAACGCTATCTCCGGTCCAAATAATTTGTAGGGTACCTAGAGGTCGTTTTAATCTCTTTAACTCCTCTACGCGGCTTAGAACGGCTGTGATGGCATTTAAAACTCTCTGCGCCGTGGCAGGTGTTCCGCCGCCTTCGTTCTTTCCCATTTGCCAATCTGCAAGAACTACATTGAAGACACCATCCCCATACATAACTTGGGTTTTGTTTCTTTTATGTTTTTTGATTTCTTCTTTTAAAATATCTAAGTTGTAATCCGTTTTAGCATCTTGGATACGAACTACTTTTCCTTTCCACTGGCGATTCAGTGCGCCAAGCGGGTCGCCCCATACGTTAAATAAAACTGGTTCGACAACTGCAAAAAATTCTGGGTCTAATCCCCACATGCGAAGAACGCCTGACCAATCAGGAGCAACCTCACCTTCCATTGGAAGGGTAGTTACTTCGCCTTCATCGCCTTTCCATTCAATACCCGGAACCCACTGGGCTTTGCGGTCTCTTTTGGGAGGTTCGTGTTCTTCTTGTTCGGCTTTACCAACAAGAGCATTCACGCGCTCCTCAAACGTCATTTATCGCACCGACATCCACGCGCTCGGTGGCGGCGCATTGTGGCCTCACTCATTTTGTAACCTTCGGCTTCGCATAACCTAACCAAATCAACATGGCGGATTCTTTTATCTGCGAGCGCTGTGTGAAGTAGTAATGCTTCATCGTTATTCAAATTAGCAAGCACTTGTCCAACAAAGCATTCTTGCCCTGCGAATACTTTTGGATTGTTTACAAGTTGAGTTAGGCCCTCTTTAAATGTGCTGATTGACTGCTTTGCATCTTGAGCATTTGAGCGAGTACGGGACTGTGAGGTATTCCGCAAGGATTCGTCCACATCTCCAGCACTTAGGGAGTTCGTCACGATTTGAGCCCCTTCCGTATGGGTCCTTTATAGGCTCGCTCATCGTTATCTTTCTACATACGCTTGAAAGTTAGCGGCAATGCGTGGCCTGTCTTTGTCGTCCAAGCCTAAAGGAATAGTTGAGCCTAGGGAAGCGACACGCAAGACTTTCGTTGAAGAAATCGTAACGTCCGTTATATCAGAAATAAGGTCTTTAATTGTTTTTGCACCATCGCGAGCAGTTGGATAATCGTCGCGAGCGCCTCTTACAACAACTTGAATGCGAGGCATATCAACGTCGTAAGGATTGCCACCAAAAGATTGCATAGGAGCCATGCCCTCGTACTCATATAAACAAACGCAGTAATCTGGAGATTCTGGCATCTTTCCTAAAAAGATATTAGTTCCAAGAGTGCCTATGGAATTAGTTTGTAGGTAATCACCTAGCGCTTCAAGTATCAACGTAACATCCCTTTCGTAGCCCGCTCAACTTTATCAGCAATGCGTCCGCTTATGCCGTTAACTTGACGGGTCATTGGGTCCTCTAAAAACTTTGCTTTACCATGAGGGTGATTCGCTTGAAGATTTTCGTGAACATAAACCGCATATTCAGTAGCGGCTCCACCATAGGTAAGTTCTACATAGACCTCGCCCCCGCGGGTGAAGACCCCGGTTTCAGGTCGAACTCGTCCTGATTTCTTTAAAGCGCTTGTATCAACTGGCACTTCATCTTGAGATACCGCAAATGCTTCTTGAGCCTCACTGCGTAAAGCCATAGCCGCAATTTTTGCCCCGGCTGGCCCTGATTCTGTTATGGCTTTTTGAATTCTATCGAGGTCAGGAAATATAACTTTCATTACATACCATAGTAAACAACTGTGTGGTGTGTAGTTGCCGAAGTATCGTTTTTAGAATCTATCTTGACTATTACGGGAGTCCTACCATCCGGCAAAGTTAGTTTGTGTCCTAGGGTTAAAGTTGAATAGTTACCAGCGAGGATTGCTCGGCCTACCGCAACAATGTCTTGGCCTTCAGCATTTTTTATCAAAACAATATCGTCAATAAGGCGACAGCGAACGCTTACATTTGCGCCGCCAAAAGTTTTCTTTCCGTATTTATCAGTGGCGGTTGTAGCATTAAAAGTTATTGTGTCAGGCATCATCTCTAAAAAATTAGCCGAATCGAAACCTGTTGTTCCTGTCCATGTTGGCATTACTGAAGACTACTCTCCGAGGTATCTGAACGAGGGTTGTCCATTTGACCAAGATGAGCGTCGGTGTTGTAAGTATCTACGTTTCGGTCTGCCGTAGATTTAAGAGCCTCGGCATTTGCTACCCATGAAACAGTAAAGCGGCGGTGACGGTTTAGGCGGATACTCTTTGCAAGTTCTTTAAAGCCTTGCGCTTGAGAGCCAAACGATTCGTTAAGAGATAAGTCGCCAACGGACTTTGAGTAATCTGCCTTACCTGCATACTTAGCCGCCAATACTTCAGCCGCATTTGCCGCGGCATCATAAACATCAGCCCATTCAGTGAGTAGCCAAGCAATTTCCTCGTCGGTCATGTGAGGACGGGTTGAGTCAGTATCTTGAATAAGAAAGCGCACCTTATCGCGGTCTGCCGTGGCGGGTCCTACATAGGTAAAAGTCATACCCTTATGTTACACGCGGCGACCCCAACTAATAGCGTTCCACGCTCTTTCGTGGAAATAATAGATAAAGACCTTGACAACTGTTTCCCAAAACGCGATAAGAGCCGCTAGAGACCATTTTCCCGTAACCACATAAACGACAGCCACGGAAGATACCGTTCCCCATATTCGATAACTAAGAGATTTAACAAAGGAACGAGCCCTAGTTACTTTCATCTTTGTCCTTTTGATAATAGTGTTCGGCTTCTTTGTCTGCCCAATCGTTATCCGAAAGCAAATGCCAAACCCATTTTAAAAATTTAATCACCAAGATACCCGTTAGGAATAATGTCCACCATTAAATGAACTCGGTCTATGTCTGACGGGTTCTGAACTTCATGTCTAAGCATGTTGTTGATTTCCCAAAGTTCACCCTCGCGCATATTAATTCCTCTACCATCGATAAAGAACAAAACCTCCGGCGAGGTAACAATAGGAATGTGATGACGGCGGACTACATCTAGGTAATCCCCGCCATCTTGATGAGGTTGGATGTTGCCACCCGCCATAAGTTTAGGAAGCATTACTCGGCCCGCTTTACCGTTGTGATATTGCTCAAGAAAAGAAACAATCGGATAAATCTCAGCCCATAGTTCTGAGTCGGGATGAGTAATCGTCCCCTGATACGGAGTATTTATTTGCCAGTCTAAAGGGCAATCGTGCAAAAAATAAGTACGGGTTAGGGCGTGGTTTTCATAAGTAACTTGACGTGAGGTGTTTTCTAACCATTGTTCTTCGGTCAGTTGCCCTACTAATTCTTTGATGCGTCCTGTATTAACATTACGAATATGCCTAAACGTAAAGGGTTCAAAAGATTTCATATCCCCATCTCTTTTCTTTTCTGAGTAGCAGAAATTGCCTCAATCTCATCACCCAGTTTAACTTGTTCAATTTTATATCCCACGTCTCGACCATAGACGATATTTGTAATGTTAGGAAACTTAACCACCATAGCGTCTTTCATCTTTGGGTCGGCTTCGATATATGTTTTTACGTCCGCGAACATAAGCGGGTCTTTCTCACTTGTTTTGTAAGTGTTACGAACTCCAAGAACTACTTGGTCAGTACGTTTTCCGGCCTCGTCATATAAAGCGTGATGCCCCTCATGCCATGGCTGATAACGTCCCAGCATAAGAGTTGTTGGTTTACGCCAATCGTAAAGACCGCAATGAAAGATAACCAGTTCGGCTTCTTCGGCAATAGACATACCATCAAAAATCATCACATCGTATTTAGCGGGGTCTTCCCACATCTTGTTTGTATCAACAAAGCGGCCTTCTTTGATTCGGTTAACCCAAATCAAATGATTAGGAACTCCAAAAGCATCTCGGGTTTCCTGAGTAGGGCAAATAAAATCTACAATAACTATTTGGCCTTGCTCATCAAGCAACCGGGCTAAAGCACCTAAGCGGCGGGCATTTTCAATCCGGTCTTCAATAGCAAATCCTAAATCTTTGTTTAAGTCGGCTCTGACCTTATCCGCGTTTATATGAACACCATTAACGCGGTCTGCTAATTCGGTTGCAAGTGAGGTTTTACCTGAACCTGCTTGACCGATA